CGCCACCCTTGGCCGACAACTCTCCCATGGCTGCCTTGACGTCGGCAATGGTCTTCTTGTAGGCCGCGATCCGCTCATCAATGGCCGCAAGGTCGGCGTCCTTGGCGTCCTTGCGGTAGATGGTCGCCGACGTGCGGGCGCGCGACGCCTGCGCCTCGCTGAGGCCCTTCTGAGCCTCTTCGAGTTGGCGGGACAGATCGACCTGGCCAGCCTTGGACGACTTCTTGAGCGCCTTGGCGATGCGGTCTGCCGCCTCCTCGGAGATCTCAGCTGCCGTCTTGGCAGAACTGCCGATCTTGTCCCAGTTGAGCGCCAGAAGGCCCAGGGCCGTGACTGCGATGCCAACCGGCCCACCCAGGGCGGCCAGCACTGCAGTGAATGCCGTCGTGGAACTGGTCATCGTGACCATGGCAGTCGCAGCCCAGCCGGCGCGCAGCACCACATCAGCCATCGAGGCAACCAAGCGCGCAGTCATGACACCGGCCAGGCTCATGACGGCCACCTCGGCCGCGTTCAGGATCGGCTTGAGCTTGTCGAAATACTCCGTGAGGCCGCCACTCTCGATGCTCAGTGTCAGTTCCTGGATTGCGGTGGTTGCCCCGCGCACCATGTCGCCGATCATGTCGCCCAGGCCGCTTTTGGCAATGGCCAGGTACATCGACTGCCAGGCGTCCTCAAGGTTCGACATGGCGCCGTCGAGCGTCTCCATGCGCGTCGCCATGGCACCGTCAAAGTTCACCTCACCGATCTTGGTCAGGTACTCGGTGATGTCGGCGGCGTTGTTCTTCACCGTGGTGGTGACGCCCTGGAACGTGAACGAGACCTGGTCGCCCTGGGTCTTGGCCTTGATGCCGAATTCCTTCAGGCGCTCGAACTCCCCCGTGGAGGCGTCGGCGACAGCCTCGATCATCTGCGTGAGGTCCTTGCCCATCGCGGATGCGGTGTTGCCGAAAGAGGTCATGGCGCGCTCGGACGGATCCAAGCCAAGCGCCTTCAGTTTGACGAAGCCCTGGATGGTCTGGTCAAGCGTGTACGGGGTCTTGCCGGCGAACTCCACCAGCCGCTCCCAGGATGCGCTGGCTTGGTCGACGCCGCCCGTGACGGTTCGCAGACTCGAGAACAGCACATCGAACTGACGCTGCGCCCCGACCACCTTGGAGATCAAGCCGTCAATGGCGATGGCAGAGATGGCTGCAGTCACACCAGCGGCGACAGCCGAGAACCTGGCCTTGAGCTTGTCCCCCTCGTCGCCAATCTTGCCGAGCCGGCGCGCCACCTCGCGCTCGGCCTGGCTCATCTGAGACATGTCGAGCGTTACGTCATACGCGATGGACCCAACCTTTTCAACCACGCTTGCGCTCCTTCAGGGTCTTCATGAACTGGTCGTACTCGTCGCGGGTGGGCACCTTCTTTTCCTCTGTGTCCGGGTACTTCATCTCCAGCAGGTTCTGGAACTCGGTCATGGAGAGAGAAAGGGCCTCGTCACGCGACAGGCCAAGGTGCACCCGGGCGGCGGCGACGTACTCGGACACGTGGAATTCGGCGGTGTACTTGCCCTGGCTGGCTTGGCCTGGCTTTTCGGGCTTGGCCTTGCCGACCATGCCGTGCTGCATCAGGTGCCGGGCCAGGACAACCCGGGCATCTGGCGTCAGGAACCCGCCAACCCAATCGACATCCAAGCTGTCCGGCTCACCCTCAAGGCCGTGCCAGCCGACAGCCGGCGTCGGGTCTTCCTGGTCGCACAGCGTGGTGAGGATGAAAGCGGCTTCCCTGTCGGCGCGCGGGCCGTGCAGGTCGACATACAGGCGGACGATCTCGGCCGGCTCACCCAGGCGGGCGAGGTTGGCAAACGACGGGGTGAAGGTGAATTCGCTCCCGTCGCTTGCCTGAACCCGGACGAAACCGTCGGCGACCAGCATCAGAGGTTGTGCAGCTGGGCCTTCAGGCCAGTGCCACCCGTGACGGCCACGTTACCCGCCAGGTAGTGGCGGATGGTGGACAGCACGACGGCACGGATCTGGCCGGCAGGCACGGCGATGGCCAGGCCAGAGGCCACGGAAACAGCGCCCAGGCCATCGACAGCAACCGTGGCGCCGGCGTCGCCGTCGATAGTGGCCGTCAGCGAGCCGCCCGTGTCGTTGCGCAGGATCAGCAGTTGCTTCTGTGCCGGGGCAAAGGTCAGGGTGTCCGAAGACGTCAGGGTCGTCTCGGTCACAGCGAAGGCGCCCAACTGCGCGCCATTGGTGGAGGTGATGGCTGCCATGCTGGGCTCCTATCAGGCTGCGGTGCGGGTGATCTGGCCGTTGGACATCGCTTCCATGGACCAGGTGACGGCCTCGTTGTAGCTGGCGCCCTTGCCCCACTTGGAGATGATGAACGGGCCCTGGAAGATGGCGTCAGGAAAGGTGATCTTCAGCCAGGCCTTGGGCTGGTTCAGGGTGCCCGAGCCGGGGCTGAAGACGTGGGCTTCCAGTTCGGCCTGGTTGTAGACGGCGTCCTCGTAGGAAACGCCATCGCCCGTGAAGGACACGTTCTTGAACGTGACCAGCTTGGTTTCGGTGAAGTCGGGGCTGTCGTCAGCGGTCGTGTCGGTGGTGGCCCACTCGACGTCGAACTGCTTGGTTCGCATCATCCCCAGGTTCTTGAAGGTCAGGCCGGCCGGGTTGTCCGTTTCCAAGCCGATGGCGAATTCGACGGCAACGTCGCGACCAGTGAATGCACTCATGGTGCCTCCTTAAACAGTGATTGCCGAAACGGCGATTTCGAAGACCGCCCGCCGGTCAGCGGTGGGCATGAACACCGGTTCTCCCGGCTGCATGGAGACCAAGGCGCCGGAACTGGCGCGCATGGCCTCGATGATCTGGTTGGCCTTGGCCTCGACGTCGGTGGCGCTCTGGCCATCGAAGCCGATCAAGGTCAAGGTGAGTTGAGGCCTGCGTATCAACTCAGCTGGCGGCCCGCCTGCTGGCTTGATGACTGCGCACGACTTGGTGCGGTCCCGGTCATCCCAGGCGCCGAACTGGATCAACCAGCCAGCGCCCAGCACCGGGGCGATGAAGTCGCGGATGGCGTCAGAGGCGCTCACTTCAGTGCCCCCTTCAGCGCCTTGCGGATGTTCGGCTCTGCGCGCTCGAAGCCCTTCTTCAGGAACTCCTTCTGTGCGCCAGCTCGGCGGAAGTCCTGCGGGTTGTCCGGGTCGTGCACGGGCAGCGCGTAGGCGGCGGTGTAGCCGACTCGGCCGACCACGCGCCCTTCTGAGGTGCCGACGTCACGGAATTGCGAGTTGATCAGCGTCGACGTGTCGATGGGCGTCAGTGCTGCGGCCTCGCTGGCCCCCAGGATCAGGGCCTGAGTCATCCCGCGAACGGCCTTGCCCTCCACGGTCTTGACGTAAGCGGGCAGCTTGTTGGTGATCCGCGCGCTCATGCGGCCACCTGAAAGTCATCGGCCACACGGTTGAAGGTGTCGGCGTCACGCTTGACCGCCCTCACCTCCCACGCACCGGCCGCGATCGGGTCGCCAGCGTGCTCACCGATCAAGACCCGGTCACCGGGCTTGATGCTGGCCCGCTCGGTGTAGATCACCTGGGAACTGGTGAACTCGACGCCCTTGGCATCGGTCATCCGCTTGGCCTCGGCCTTGTAGTCGCAGTCGAACACCGAAGGCGGCCCGAAAGTGGCCACGCGCGACCAGTCATCGACCCCGATCAGGGGCCAATGCGTGGCTTTGGCGGTGTAGGACCAAGAGGCAAGCGAAGACATGCGGCCATGCTAGGGAGCACGGCTTCAGGCGAAGATCCCCGCTGACGGGTGCAACAGGCCATTGAACCCGCGCGCGACTGCATCAACCTGGTCGTCGTACTTGCCGTTGGGGAACAGGCGGCACTCTTCAATGAATGGCTCGTTCCAGGAACCCTTGAGAAGCAGCACGTTCCCGGCGTTGATCTGACTGGCCAGCGGCGTCGCGCGGACAACCTTGTCCCCGCTTTCCAGGGAAAAGTGCACGTTGTGCCCCGCCAGCATCTGGGCGAACGCGGAAATCTGAGACTTGCCGGCCTGACCCGGGTCTTGAGGAAGGCTCTGCTTAAGCAATCGACCGTCGTTCTGAGCGGTCGTCTTGATGAGCATATCCCGCTTGTTCGTTGTGTACCGCTCTCGCACCATGCTGGCAATGATGAACCGGCCATCCGCGAGGCGACCTACCTTGCCGCCAACCGTGAAATCGCCGTCGTCGCTGGCTGCCAAGTCCCAACCGCGGCACCACTCGATCACACCAGGCGGGACCACGTCGACAACCGGCATCATGTCCGGCTTGATGACGCCACCATCTGGGGGGGACGGGCGCTGCCGGTACTGACCCGCGAAAACGTAGGGCTTGGCCTTCTCCATGCGCTGCAGGTCTTCGGCGCTGTGCTTTTCAGGCCAGAGCGGGGTTTTGTCCTCG